ACGTTTGGTATGAAGGCGTTATGGTTCTTGGAACTAATAAGCTTATAAAATGGGAGTTAATGAAGAATCAAGTAAGACCTGATTCAGCATTTCAAAAAACCATACCACCATACATCGTATCGGCAATGAAGTTGTCAAAAGGCAGTATTGATTCTTTAGTAAAGAGAATGATTCCATTTGCTGACCAGATACAATTAGTCCACTTGAAACTACAGCAAGTTGTAGCGAAGATGATACCTGATGGTGTTTTTATCGATGTTGATGGACTGAACAGTGTCGATTTGGGTAACGGAGCGGCTTACAATCCTTCTGAGGCACTATCTATGTATTTTCAAACAGGTAGTGTAGTTGGACGTAGTTACACTGAAGACGGAGAATTCAATAACGCTCGTGTTCCAATTCAAGAATTAAATAGTAGTGGTTCTAATGCTAAGATATCGAGTCTGATAAGCATGTACAATTACAACTTGAATATGCTACGTGCAGCAACAGGACTTAATGAAGCTAGAGATGGCTCAGCGCCAGACCAATACGCTTTAGTCGGTGTTCAAAAACTTGCAGCATTAAACAGTAATACAGCAACAAGACATATAATGCTTAATAGTGTTGGTCTTACAAAGCGTATATCTGAAGCTATATCATACAGAATTAGTGATGTATTAAGATACGCTCCGTTTGCGGAAGACTTTGCTAAGATGATTGGCAAAAACAATGTCAAGATATTGGATGAGATAAAGACAATGCATCTTCATGACTTCGGTATTTTTATAGAAATGGAGCCTGATGAAGAAGAACGTCAGCTACTTGAGCAGAATATACAACAGTCAATAGCCGCTAAGGTGATTGAGCTGGATGATGCTATTGATGTAAGAAGCATAAGAAACATGACATTAGCTAACACCTTGTTGAAGATTCGTAAGGTAAGAAAGCAAAAGATGGATGCTCAAAAACAAAAGCAAAACATCGATATGCAGACTCAATCTAATATGAAGTCTACACAAGCAGCTTCTCAGTCTAGAATGCAAGAAGAGCAGATGAAGACCAAGGCTGAGGCTGAATTAGAACAAATGAAGGCTCAGATTAAGATTCAAGAAATGCAGGCAAAAGCAGAGATAGACAAAGAGATGCTGGAGCTCAAGTATATGTATGAAATGAAGCTTAAGGAGTTGGAGTCAAAAACGGTTAAAGAAAGAGAGAACAATAAAGAAGACCGCAAAGACTTTAGAACGGAAAAACAAGCTACACAACAAAGTGTGCTTATAGACCAAAGAAAGAAAAATTCAGCTCCAAGAGTTTTTGAAGGCAAAAAGCCAAGTAAGCCTGTTGCTCCACAACCACAGCGACAGCCTATGCCACAGCCTCAGCAGCCGCTAACACCTCAAGCAGGAATGCCAATGGGTCAACCACAAGCAGAAATGCAAATGGGTCAACCACAACCACCAAACCCAATGGATTTGTTAGGTGGCATGGGTCAAAATCCCGTAGCATAATTTTGCATAAATTTGTATTAAATTAAATCTAATAAAGTATGGAAGAGTCAGAAAAACAACCAATTGAGGTTGATTTCAAGGTGAATATGTCTGAAACTCAGAACGCTGAAGTTGAAAAAAAAGAAGACGTAGTCAACGAAGAAACTCCAGTTGAGGAGACAGTAGAGGATAAAGAAGACACTCAGGTAGTGTCTGAAGAAAATACAGTTGAGGAAGAGTCGGTTGACGAACCAAAGGCTGAGTTATCTAGAGAAGAGATATTTAACGACTTGTTACAAGACAAGTACCAGATTAAAGCCGAGGAACTAGATAGCTTTATAAATGAAAAGAAAGTTAATGCTGAACTACCAGAAGAGGTAGAAAAGTATTTAGCTTATAAAAAAGAGACTAATCGTGGATTAGAAGACTTTATTAGTCTTCAAAGCGATATTGATAGTCTGAACGAAGGTGAATTGATGCGTGAGTATTATCGTCAAACCAAACAAGGTTTAGATGATAAAGACATAGAGCAGTTGATTGATTTGAATTTTGGCTATAATGAAGGGGCTGATGAAACGGTTATTAATACCAAGAAGTTAGAACTAAAAGAGGAATTGTATAAGGCAAAGCAATTTCTGCAGGAACAGAAAGGTAAGTACAAGACGAAGCTTGAGTCAAGTCAATCGTCTTTACCCGAAGAGACTAAAGAAGCTGTGGAGTTCTTTCAATTATATAAAGAGAAACAAATAGAACAGGCAAAACGCTCAGAATCTGTGCGTCAAACCTTCGAGGAAAAAACAAGTCGATTGTTCAACGATGATTTCAAAGGTTTTGAATTCAATCTCGGTGAGGAAAAAGTTGTTTTTAAACCAAAGGATGTCAGCGAAACGAGGTCAAAACAAAGTGATTTGAATAACTTCATCGCTAAGCACACAGATGAAAAAGGTGTTTTGTTGGATGCTAAAAAGTATCATACTGCTCTATCAATGGCTATGAATCCAGAAGCTTATGCTAAGTTTTTTTACGAACAAGGCAAGGCAAGTGCTATAGACAAGGTCGTGGCAGATGGTAAAAACATTGATATGAATGTACGTTCTAACGTTACCTCTGATAAAGGGGGCCCTAAGTTTAGAATTGTCGAAGATGGCAATTACAACTCAGGCCTGAAAATAAATAAACGTTAATGCTATAAAAAAATATTAAAATGGCAGGACAAAGTATTAGTTTTGGAGCTGCAGGTGCAGCATCCTCAATTGGTGGAGCAACATCGTTGACTCCAGCACCAGACAAGATATTGGCAAATGCCAACTATTTGTCAAACGCAAATTACACTTTCGCTCAACAATACCTACCGGACTTATACGAGAAGGAATTTGAGCGTTACGGTAACCGTTCTATCGCATCTTTCTTGCGTATGGTTAGCGCTGAATTACCTACTACTTCTGACTTAATCAAGTGGAGTGAGCAAGGTCGTTTACATGTACGTGCATCAGGTGCAATTGCCTCAGCAGCGAACACTATCACTGTTACAGGACATGATTTCCGTGCAGGGCAGACTGTAGTCGTTATCAACACGGAATCTGGTGCTCGTTTAGGGAAAGAGTTAAAGTGTTACGTTACAGATGTTTCAGGTGCCAACGCTATTGTTGTTGCTCCTTACGCACAGGCAAACTTGACTGCAAACTCTATGTTTGTTGCAGCGGACACTTGTGAGATTTTTGTATTCGGTTCTGAATTCAAGAAAGGAACTGAAGGTATGGCAGGTTCTTACGAAGCAGGTTTCGATAGCAAAGAAAACAACCCTATCATCATCAAAGACAAGTACGAAGTTTCTGGTTCTGAGATGGCACACGTAGGTTGGGTTGAAGTTACTACTGAGAATGGCGCAAGCGGTTACTTATGGTACTTGAAGTCTGAGCACGAAACTCGTCTACGTTTCGAGGACTACCTTGAAATGTCTATGATTGAAGGTGCTCCTGCTGTATCTGGTTCTGCAGCTGCGACTGCTGGAATGAAGGGTACTAAAGGTATGTTCTACGAAATCGAAGAGAATGGTAACACTACTTCTGGTTTGATTGAAGAGCGTGATGACCTTGAAGCTTTTGCTAAAGTTCTTGATAAAGAAGGTGCTATTCAGGAAAACGTAATTTTCGTTAACCGTGCTACTGGATTTGACATTGACCGTGTATTGGCTGCTCAAAACAACAGTGGAGCTTCAACTAGCTCTTATGGTTTGTTTGACAACGACGAAGAGATGGCATTAAACTTAGGATTTACAGGTTTCCGTATTGGATATGACTTCTACAAGTCTGACTGGAAATACCTAAATGATGCAACTACTCGTGGTGGTAGCAATAGTCTTATTGATGGTGTTCTTGTACCTGCTGGTACAACAACTGTATACGACCAAGTATTGGGTCAGAACGCTAAGCGTCCTTTCTTACACGTTCGTTACCGTCAGTCTGCTATGGAAGACCGTAAGTACAAGTCTTGGATTGTTGGTTCTGCAGGTGGTGCAACAACAACAGACAAAGACAATATGGAAGTACACTTCCTCTCTGAGCGCGCATTATGTGTGATGGGAGCTAACAACTTTAT